CCCCGCCGCCACCAGCGAAGCAGTCAATTATCAAATCTTTCATAAATTTCAGAAGCCCGGTATACCCTTACCCCTGCAGGAGGCTGGCCCCTTTCTCAGATTTATTTTCCGTGTTACCAAATTCTTTTAATTATCATATTTATATGGTATAATTTTCCTTACTAATGATGAAAGGTAACTATTATGGATAATAACAAAAAAATTTTTAGTAAAACTTCAATATATGCAGCCATCGTCGGTGCACTTTTAGCTTTTATTGTTGGCAAACTATTTAATCCTATCTTTGAATTTGTATTCTCACTTTTTCTAAATATTGGCGGCGGATTTGTGCAGCTTATTTCGGATGCAACATATAAGCAAATTTCGGATGGTTTTTCAGAACAAGGCACAGGAGTACTTATGTATGTTTTGATTGTCGTTGCTGTCTCAGCCGCCAACTTTTTACGTGAAGTATTCAAAAATTTTTGTGATAAAATGATAAATATCATTGAATCTAAAAACGCTAATGAAACACAGATATTGCCAGACAAAAGTAATACATCTACACGAAATAAAGATGCCAAATTACCAACTGTAAAAACTGTAAAGCGCTACTACAAAGCTCTGTTATTCTGCACATATTTCCTTGTTGCAATATTAGTTTTTGTTTATATGCAGTATGCTTTTGTTAATGCTAAAATAATTTCATCTACCAATAATATAGAGATTGTATCTCCTTTTGTGTCAGATCAGGAATATCGTCAACTAAAATCTGAATTCCATTTAATACAAAATTCTAATGATTATGAGAAACTTTACGATAAACTGCAGGATATAGCTGATAAAAATGATATTAAATTAAAAAAATAGCCATTTCCCAATTTCCCACCCAATAATCACACATACATAGCGACATATTTCTCGAAATGTGTCGCTGTTAATTTTTCTTGGCATTTATACCCCTTCTTTTTATTCAAATAGACTCATCTGCCCATCAATCTCCTGTTCTGGTTCTTCCGGCGCCACCATCCCCGGCAAGTGCCCCATCCCGAAGAACTTACATGCTACCCAACTCGGCTGCCAGTGCTTAGTACCCCCGGCCTCCTGGTATAGTTTGCAGTCGTAATGCTTCCCGATGCTGGTCAGGTTAGGGCACTCGTCACAGTATCTCGGGCTTGCGGTGCCTCCGGATCTCATATACATCTCACTGATTGCTCTCATTTGTGATCGCCGCCTTTATCTCTTCTTTCACATTTTCTATCACTGCCAGAGCCTCTGACAGCTCATATGAGCCATTTTGCAGACGTTGGTCTACAACTTTACGCCTGAGGAGAGAAACTGTCTCCTCGAAGCTCCCACAGTATCCTATGGTGTCGTAGATTTTATTTCCTTCCTTGTCCGTCTTTCCTTTATCGACGGCAAGGGTAAATCCCATATTGTTTGTAAGTGCATAATAATTTTCAATCAGGTGTACCATGTTATACCTCCTTCAATAATCCTTTTTCTTTCATTCTGCTTATCTGCCTGTTAATCTTTTTATTCATACTCTCCTGCACGGTGGTCTGTATCCCCATGAGGTATTCTATCTGCATTATCATAATGCGGACATCTCCTGCCTCTTCCGCTATATGTTCTATAGTATAACGATGCTGAGGGTCATATTTTGCCGCCGCAGTTACCAGTTCACCACATTCTTCCATCAGCTTTATTAGCTGATTGTTTATCCCATATTTTTCCGCAATAAGCTTTATTTGCTCAGTATTCTGATTAATCATACCTTTATCCCCTATCCAACTACATTATTTAGCATGTAATCTGCATTTTCTCTGGCTATTGTCTCCCGTACGCTCTCTTCCGGGAAGTGAATCTGAAATGTGTTTTCCTGCAGCCGGTTTGTGATCCTGCGGTCATAGTTCAGACCGTCGAGCGAGAAGTTACTCGTCAGGATGGTTGGAAGCTTATTCAGATACCGTTCGTTCAGAATCTGATAGAATTTCTCCCTGATCCAGTCCTTTGTCTCCTCTGTCCCGAAATCATCAATTACAAGGACCTTAACTGTCTGCAGTGCATCCAGCAGATAGCCTTCCTGTTGCTTATTTCCACTCTGTCCCCAGGTACTCTTGATTTCCTGCAGGATATTCAGTGATGTGGCAAACTTGACCTGTATGCCATGCTCATGCATAAGTGCATTTGCAATACTAGCAGCCATACGCGTTTTACCGGACCCCTTTTCTTCACTCCACAGGTACAGGCCCATGCCTTTCTCTATCATAGCGTCCAGATTATCCAAGTAGAATTTAACTCCCTTGCAAGCCACGGCAGCTATTTCCCTGGATTCATCCCTTGTATATCTCCGCAGATTAAATGTGTTGAGCCTTATTTCTTTAAGGCTGTCAGGTAATTCTGCAAACTGAAGCCGTCTGTCCATCACCTTCTGCTCCCGGCACTTACAAGGGGTGGCGTATTCAACTCCGTGCTCGTCATGCTCATACACCCATTCTTCCCCGTGGCAGATTGGGCAGGTATCACCATTCAAATCCTTCTGCTCCGGCGCCCTGCTCAATTGCCCGTCGCACAATGTCTGTTTCATCCGGTTCAGTGTTTCTTCCAGGTTCTTCAATCTTCTTTCCCCCTTTCTGGTTTAGATACCCTTCAAATTTTGTACCAAACAACGTAGCCGGCCTAAGATACTTATCCATATCCGCCCCTTTCCATTCGGCAGACTTGATGTCAATAACCCTACGAAAATCATCAAAAGTAAATCCATCATTAATCCTGGCTCGTATCAGTCTCCGCGTGTCCTTGGACCCCACCTGGAACGATTTCCCGGTACGCATATTCAAATACTCAACGATTTCCTTGTACTGGTACTTGGAATCGTCTGCCACAGGCGCATTAGATGTTTTATTATTTACCTTCTTTTCATTCTCTATATTCTTTTCATTCTTGTTTGTGGTCACTTGCTGGTCAGTTGTTGGTCGTTCGCTGGTCATCTGTTGGTCAGTGTGCTGGTCAATCTTCTGATAAGATTCCCAGTTAAGTATTGTAATTAGGCTATTTTTGTTACTTGCTTGCTGGTCAATCTGTTGGTCAGTTTTGAACGCGTTTAAGATTCTTTTCACCTTACTTTCGTTCACAGATAAATCGGCAGCAATTTTAAGCCTGCCGGTTATCAACTGCCCAGGCTGCAGCATTATTTTCTCGCCCTTAAATATCGCTGGACATGTCCCATGCGAGGCTTTCAGGAGGAGGTATACCCATACCGCCAGATGATCAGCATCTTTGCAGACCATAGGATTATCAAGCGTTTTCCTATGTAGTTTTACCCATCCTTCCATCTGTATCCCCCTCCTCACTGATATATCCGTCGTAAACCTCCAAAAAATCGTAAAGGGGTATAGTGACAAAGGTGTTTGGAAAGGAGCGTAAAAGCGTAGTTTCCGCCACCATATTCACAAAATTCACTGCACTCATGGTAGTTAGCCACGGATGTCTATTCTTTTTGTGTATGACCACAGGTATTTCGCCTTGTTTTGCATCACGCTCCGACTGCGCCATTGCATTTGACAGGTTTAAGTTCTCCACCCACTTGCACTCTATATGTAGGCCAGGAAGACCAACCACGTCCGCATCACCGTTCGCTCCGCAATACTGCTGCCCCCTCCTGGCATCATAGCCATAACTTATGAGGAGTTTTGCAAGTTCACGTTCACCCCGTTTTCCTTTCTCTCTGCTTTTCTTCCCCATGCTGCCCCTCCTTCCTCCAGTTACTAAACGTTGTCTTCATACTGTATATTTTGTCCCAGAGCTTGCCTGCCCTGGAATCATCCTTACTTGTGTATTCCTTAAACTCCAATTCGTCCACCGGGTCCCCCGGTATGGGCCTGTAATAGCCGTTTCCGACGTTTATAATGCAGTCTCCGTTGTGGTTTGCCTCCTCCACTAAAATCCTCAACTGACGGTCAATAGATTCGTTTCCCGGCAGGTTCAGGTCAGGTCTACTCACCGTGTTTTTATGACCGGATGTGATCCGGTTGAAATATCCCCGCGCAATCTCACGGGCATCTGTCTGTTTACTCATTTGCCCTCCCTTCTCCCCGGCCGTAACCGGGGAAATCATGGCTTACAAAGTTACAAATTGTGATGTATCATTCAGCGTTTCCTGCATTGGTAAACGCGAATCCGCTTTTATTACAATGCCGTATACATGGTACATCTGTTCAAAGGCTTTCATACCGCGCTGATGGGCTATGGTATGGTGCATCCGGCAGAGACATATCTTACAACAACTGCTATCATCTACCTTCTGGCGGTTCCGGCCCATGCCGATTGCATCTACATGATGTATTTCTCCAGACTTACCACATACGGCACATTTCTTGTGTTTCAGGCAGTAATACAGGTACTTACCTATATCATCCGTCCGATCAACACCAGGCTCTGATAGTGGTATACCGTGTTCTATGACATATTCCAGGATGGTATTGATAAATTCTCTTGCTGTATCCATAGAGCATGTGGAAAGGCTAAAATATTCCCCTCCAGTCCGTATGATATGCAAGTATTTCAGCCATTCTTTTTCCTCTTCTGGGAGATAGCCCGTAAAATCAGCAATATCACGGACTGTAGCATATATCTTTTTTCGCTGGGCAGATGATATATGTCGCCCATCGTCAAGCCTCAATTCTGCTTCTTTTATTCTTTTGCGCTGAAGCATATCTCCCAGCCGCCTATCAGGTATATGGATAATCAGGTCAGTACCATTTGTATCTTCCCGGTATCCCCTGATTTGTACTCCCGTGTTCATTTACTCATCCCCATACTTATTCTTGATAGCTTTCATCATATTTCCTGCCTGCTCCCTGGTCAGCGTTTCCCAGGTTACATGATTGCGTTCCAGCCAGGCATCCAGCTTCAAGTTTGGATGGATGTCTCCTAAAAGTTTTATCTGTTTTATCTGTGCATCTGTGGCTTTGTCGCTGTCCGTTGTGGGGATCGCGTTCTCAAACTTATTAAATTCCTCCTTCAGCCACAGATTGAATCCCAGGCCCGTATGTATCGCTACGCATTTTACAAATGAGCGACACATACTGTTCCAGACACGCTGCTGTGACATTGAATTATCCTTTACCGGGTTAGATCCGTTCATGACTGGTGACTGCATCCGGTACACATTATCATCTATAACAACCTCAATGAGAGTTTCGTAACACCGATTTGTATTGTTGCTTTTATCGGTAAACACAACGTCTGTCATTCGTAGACTGCTCCCCGTTTTCGGGTCAGGTATCGGAACAAAGTATGCTTTCTCCGCACCATTCTCATGTAAGAGTTCTACGCACTTAGCCCAGTTCAGGTAAAGTTTTCCTTCCCTCTCTTCACAGTAAGGGCGGACATCTATCTTCCTCATCTCTTCATATGACTTCAGCATATTCTTCTTCCCTCCTTGCCCAGTTTCCTGAATAAAACCATTCCACTAACATCTCCTTAAAATCCTGCTTGTCCTCTTCTGTACCGGACAAACACCGTTCAAGCGCATATGCATAGGCGTCTTCATCATTTACAATTGTGCCCTGCTCAGGGCCGATACCTTCGTAATACATTATTTCCTGGCCCCCTTAATCTTCTCGTTGCCATTCACGATAGTTAATTCCGCGCCATCAGAAAGCGCTATGCAGTAATCTGGGCACGCTGTTACTGTTATATACGGTATGGAGTTTTCCGCAACATCCCGCATCATCTCTTGGATAACCGGTCTATATTTTTGTAAAATATCTTTCCCATCCATTGACTTTCCTCCGTTCTCATCCTATAATGAGGATGAATTGATATTTTCAAGTCCCTGATTGCTTGCCGGCTCCAGGGGCTTTTCCAGTTTTTATAAGCTCGTACAGCTTGCTGATTTCTTCATCGTTCGCCAAATATCTAAGGGCAAATTTCAGGCGGCTGTCTTCGTCTACCAGATATCCGTCATCCATATCTTCCTCAATTGCTTCAACACATTCTAAGATTAGACTATTCATTATTTTTCATCCTCCTTCTTCTGCAATCCCTGGCTGTCTCAAAAGCGACCACCAGCAGGATAAATATAACTATGTAGCACATAACTGCCTGCGGTGCGTCCCGTGGCTGCCACCATCCGGTCAGGGCGGCAAGAGCAGTGCATATGGCTGCGTCTTTTATTGTGGTGTAATGCATGGGCTTGTCCCTCCTCTCCCGCCTTATCCGGCGGCTTCTCTCCTGTAAAAATCCATTACCAGCCTTGATACCTCATCAACAATATGCTGCGTCTCTTCGGCTGTTTTGTCTTTTGAGTAGTCATCGTGTATCCGAATCTCTCCGGAACCATATTTAATAGTTTTTATCAATGCCAAGAAACCACCTCCTCGATATTATGGTATGCATTGACGCTTGTACCTGTTCTTTGAGTGTCTATCTTGTTTGATTCGAGAAATCATATTTAAAAACGCACTTCCTTTTTTCTATGCAAAACTCAAAATTTTGAGCCGACTCTAAAAGGTCTTTTACTAAAGCCGCCCTGTACGACAATTGTTCGCTTTGTGCGGCTTTAGGCATTTCGTCCATGAGAATTTCCAGATTTAGTTTTGCCTTTCTAATGGTTTCCTCAAGATCCGCAATATTTATAATCCGCTCGGATACAAATACCACCCTACATCACCTCCTTCATTTTCCATTGTCACAAACATTTACATTTTTTACCATATCTCCTATAATCTAAGTTACAGGCGCTGGCACGCCGAGTACACGGAAAGGAGATAAATATATATGAAATTGAATCCTGATTGCGTAAGAGACATTTTATTATCAGCGGAAGAAAATTGTGATTTTTTTAAGCCCTGGGATTATCATAAAGGTGATTCAAACAACCACTTAAAGAATTACTCACACGATGAAATTGCTTACCACATACGCCAATGTGAACTCTCTCGCTTGATAGAAGCAGTCGAATACTGCGATGCTGGTGATTGGATTACCATTACAGATTTAACCCCTGACGGACATAGATTTCTCGCAGATATACGTTCAGAAACTGTTTGGAATGATGTAAAAGAGGTAAGTAAAAAAATTGGTTCCTCATCTCTTTCTTCACTTTCACAAATAGCATCCGGTATAATTTCTACTATAATAAAATCTCAACTCGGACTCACCTAAAAAAATGACATATAACATATGCGGTGCAATCTTTCATTTCTGTTTCATCCGGAAGATTGTACCCATTTTTTTTAAGGTAATAAATTATCGCGTTACATGCTATATACCTTGTCACCCATCCAATTGCGCATATTATTGTCGTAATACCAAATAATATAGCCCACACTCTTCTATCACCTCCTCATTTCTTATTGATACAAACATTTACATTTTCTTTCATATCTCCTATAATCTAAGTTACAGGCCCCCGCCAGGCCGCCGCCGATTCATGGCTGTCATTTCATGTAATCCGGTATATCAGCTCTATTAAAAATACTTACATCAATTTCCAGGGTTAACATCGGTGGCCTATCACATGGCGGGACCTCAAGTTTTAAACTCTTTATTCCATATAACTCTTTACCGTCCAGCACTATGCTGGTTATGTTTCCTAAATCTGTATGTCTACAATCGACTCTTAATTTGGGATATGGTAATCTAATTTCTTCCTTCACTTTTACCTCCTCATTTCTCATTGATACAAACATTCTTCTAACATAATATTGCAGAACTAAAACTGCGTAAGTGGTGGAGCATTCCATAGAAATGTTTGGTGTCGTCGGATATGATTTAACTTGTACGCAACTGCTTGAGGCTTTAGCAATGAGCAGGAACTTAATTGTTAAACCTGCAAAATGCATAGGGTAAATAAATTTAGGCAAAAGCTGGTAGGAACGACACTCCTATCAGTTTTTCTTATTGCACCTTTTTCTTGCTTCATTCCATTGAAATGCCTTCACTCCCCTGTTATAATTTACCTATCAGCACTGCCATGCTGAAATATTATAGAAAGGTGGTAATAATCAATGCGTTCAAGCGAAAAAGTCTACATTATGAATGTTACGAAAGATATTGTTATAGCTAAATTATCTGCATCTTCTCCAAATGCTTCTAATGAAACCTCTGGCAAAACCATTGCAGATATGTATAGGGCTATATATGACAAAGTCAACGAAATCTATTTTGAAGGTAATGTTGATGCTGAATAATCCAACAATATCTTAGCAACTTGTGGGACAACAGCAATTTCGTTTGATGTGGCGTTGTCCCCTGTTGCTCTTTTTAAAAAGGTTATTAAAAGGTCAACCACTTCTTTTTCTTTCCTTAATTCCATCTTCTCACCTCCTCATTTCTCATTGACACAAACATATGTTCATGATATATTTATTTTATCGAACATAAGTTTGTATTATTGGCGTTTAAACAGATATTCCATATCGTATTTTGGGAAAAATACTTTATGTATTTTGCATGCATCTTCATAGTGAAACCCTTTAATGGTATTACCATTAACAATGTCACTAACAGTTTGGTATCTGCATTCAAGTAACTCGCCAATTTGAGTGAATGTTATTTTTTCGTTCTTCATGACCTCAATTAGATTTGGATACACTTTTTCACCTCCTAAAATATTCGCACGTGCGAATTTTATAACTGCATTATATACTCATGAACAACCATTGTCAAGAAAAATATTTGCACGTGAGAATATTTTTACTTATATTTCTTATATTTATTTGTTTTTGAATACTTTTTCGTTTACAATATTCGCAAAATCGTATATAATATAAGTAACGGAAAAGGTGGTGAAAATTTAAATGGAACGGGCCAAAATAATCGAAGAACTTATAAAAGAACAAGGCTATAGTTTACGATCATTCGCTCAAAAATGTGATATACCATATACGAGTCTTTATACAATACTTAAAAGAACTGGTATACGAAAGACAAGTGTTGAGGTTGTAATAAAAATATGTCAGAATCTCGGCATCACTGTTGAAGAACTTGAAGAGATGGCTACAGGAGAAAAACTTAAACATGAGCCGTCCTATGATGATGTTGAACGCCTCATTGCAAGAAACGGAAAACAGATGTCAAAAGAACAGAAATTACGCCTGATACAACTTTTGTCCGAAATAATTGAATAATTCTGGAGGACAAAATGGAACCAGAAAAACTACATCAAAAAGTCTGGGAAGTCTGTACAGAGTGCGGAATTAAAAACTTCCCTTTTGATTGCATCGCTGTCCTGAAGCATTATGAGTTTAAGGTATTTACATACGAGCAGGCAAGATACCTGCGCCCTGAATTATATGCCCTGTGTCGGAATATGTCAGATGATGCGTTTTCGGATAAAATTTTAAAGGTCGTGTTTTATAATGATAAACTTTGTATACAGCGTATCCGCTTTTCATTAATGCATGAATTAGGCCACTTTTTATTTGGGCATGAAACTGAAAGCAGAGAAAATGAATCGGAAGCGGACGCCTTTGCTGCCAACCTTTTAGCACCTGAGGCACTGATAAAGTACCAAAATTTCCACAGTGCCCCGTCCGTCAGCAGTTATTTTGGAATATCAATAGCTGCTGCCAACCATATAATGATGAGGACAAGATACCGCTCTTTCTGGAGCACGGATAAGTATGAGGCAAAGCTTTTGGCTTACCTATACCCAAATTCATCGACAATCCATTTTGGAGAGGATGGTATTGTAACGTCCGTTAAATTTGATAACATATATTATCTGGTTAATAGTTGAAAGGGATGACAAATAGATGACATACAAAGAATTTTTAAATTACCTGGAAAAAAACTTTGATGGATACATGGTTTTTATGGAAAAGGCCACGGAATTTCAGGAGACTAAAAATCAGAATCGGCCCGCTAAGAGCCGTTGGAAAGAGGCTAAGGTGCAAAAAGCAGTCCGAGAGATGTAGAACAAAGCCATGCAGCCTCTCTATGATAACCTGAAACGAGAAATAAAATCAGGTATTCCTTATAAGTGGATAGAGTACATAGAGCAGCATGAGGTGCTGGAAGGTCTGCGTGATGCAATGGCCGATCTGAGCTTTGGTGATGTAGATTAATTTGCTTCGGCATGTTAATAAATTATTTTAAGGGGGATATTTTATGAAGAAAAAGATTCTTATAATGCTTATCGCAGCCACGTTAAGCATTTCTTCCATAGGGTGCGGAGCCACAGAGACCAAGTCCGACGATACCTCAGACAAACAACTTGAACAGTTGCAAAAAGAAAATGAGGAACTCAAAAAACAGCTTGAGAAAGATAACGTAGCGACTAATACACCTGCTATGTCAAGTGACTTTAAGAAAGGTACAACAAAAGTCACTCATGGGGAGTTTACAGTAGATATACCTGCAAATTGGATTTCAAAAAATATAGAAGGAGAAGACGGCTTATATTTTTACCCTACAGAAAATAATACAGCGCTTTTAATGCTAACGTATACTCCCGTTCCTGAACTCCAGTCGGCATCCGATGAACAAATATCTAAAAACATGGATGGCTGGGTAAACGGGTTAAAAGATGGTACCGGAGTAATTTCTATTGATAGTGTCAACGACTCTCAATATAATGGTACTAATGTAAAATTAGTTACTATGACACAAAAAATAGATATTTCAGACGAAAACTTTAAGGTTAGTGCAATAGGTTTTATTGCCAATAATGGACTTGGACAAATATTCATGGCTGTAGTCAACAACAATAATATTGATTACAGTGATGATTTTGAATCTATTCTAAACAGTTTAACAATTTCAGAACCTGAAACAAATAATCCGGAAAAAATCGAATCTGCCACGCAAGAAAATAATAATGAAGAAGCGCCACCATCGGTTACAGTTTACGGGCCTGGTGTCCTAAAAGTTGGGTATGATATGCCTGCAGGCGAATATATTGTGATGCCGTCGAATAGAAGTAGTGGATATTTTTCTGTAAATTCTGATGCAAATGGTGATGATATTTTGTTTAATGACAATTTTAAATACAATTCAATTATCACTATATATGATGAAGAGTATCTTGAGTTATCATCAGCAGTAGCCTACCCTTTCGATGAATGGTGTTCGCAGAATACCTTGGATACCTCGAAAGAAGGTTCTATGCTTAAAATAGGTGTTAATCTTCCTGCTGGTGAGTATAAATTGAATGCCACCTCAGATCGGGGTGGATATTATTGTATTTATTCAGACAGTCGGCAACAAGATATTCTTTCAAATGATAACTTTGAAGGTCAGGCATATATTAATGTATCCGATGGACAATATTTAGTTTTATCAAACTGTATCATAGAACAGTAACAAAAAAGCCCTTGTTGCTACAGGGGCTTCAAAATAATATATTCCACGAGGAACAGAAGGGGGAGATCATACCAACTGCCGGTTGCTAAAGATGTCAAATAATAAAACCGATTTCTGCGCCAATAGAGACCGGCCAATATATCCGGGAATCTTATGGTATTAGATTTCCTGCACAATCCTTTGGCGGATTTAAGTTTCGGTGATGTAGATTAATTCGCTACAGCGTTTTAATAAATTATCTCAAGGAGGTATTTATGAAAAGTCAATGTAGAATCATTGCAATTGTGGAGTTGATTTTGGGTGTGATAGGCAGTTTCATCCTGGCCAAAGGCGCAGGGATAAATGTCTATGCTGAAGGACGTAACTGGACCACGACCATTTTTACCTTTTTAATAGGTGTGGTAGTTTCCTATGTATTCTTCGTCGTCCTTTATTCCATTTCTGAAATCATGGATAATCAGGAATACATAATGAAGCAGTTGGAAAAACACGAAGAAAATCCGAATATATCTTCACCAGCCTCATCCGCAAAAGTATCCCGCTCCAATAGTTCCGCATCTTTATTAGGCGGAACAAAACAGGGAACCGCTGATGAGGAAGATGGATGGCTGTGTGCCAAATGTGGCAGATTAAACCCAAACAGTTCTTCCATATGTAGCTGCGGAAAGCACAGATTTTAAAACACCAACAGATTCGCTTCGGCGTTTTAATGAATTATAAAAGGGGGATATTTTATGAATAAAAAGATTGTAACACTATTTCTAACAGCTCTTTTATGTGCATTTGCTACAAGCTGCGGAAATAATGCAAGCGAACCAAAGTCTAATGACACGACAGCAAAGGAGGAAGTAAAAGAGCCTACTGATTTGACTGGTACTTGGGCCTCAGAAGAAAATGACGGATCTTATCAGGAGGCAATAATTACAGAAAACACTATTGAAGTAAACTGGGTATCAGATGGAGGTAAAACAAAATCAATTTATTGGATTGGATCATATGATGCTCCCACTGATTCAATAGACAAATATACTTGGACGTCAGAAAGAGATAAAGAAAAAACAGATTCAGCATTATTAGCATCGCAGGATGACACGAAAAGTTTTACATATGAAAATAAGAAGATAAGCTATGAAGTTTCGGTCATGGGGACTACCAGCACAATGGAACTTTCACAAGTCTCAAAAGATATTCCTGAAAATCCAGTATCAGAAGAAGAACCACAGGCCGAAACAGCCGGTAATGAGACGCCTGACTCTCAAAGCCAACAGTCTGAAGCATCATACGAGGTTACATACCAAAACATTTCATTCCACCAGGATATTATTGAAAATATATGGTCTCAGGCAATCGTCGAGGTGGCAAATACCGGAAATAACGATTTGTACTTAGACCGCAGCTCCTACGAACTTGTGTCTGAGGATGGTACTATTATCCACACAACAAGTAATACATTTACTCCATATCCGCAAATATTAGCACCCGGTGAAAAAGGCTATTATTATGAAGAGGCTATGATGGACGCTGGTACTCCTACAGAAGGGATATCTATTACTCCGCATATCAGTGCTCAATCATCAAAAAATCAAATTGTCCGTTTAGAGGTAAGTGCCACCGAAATATACGATAAAGAAATGGGTGGCATTGATCTACACGGTAAAATCAAAAATACTACAGGCACGGAGCAGAGCAATATAAATGTTGTTGCTATTCTTTTTGATGGAAATGGGCAGCCCATAGGGCAGCTTTGGACCATACTTATGAATCCTATTCAACCCGATGAAGAAATAGGATTTGAATTAGAGCCCATGAGTTTACCAGATGATATAACAAAGGCATCTATAGCAGATTATAAAGTTTATGCCTATCCAGAACAGTACCAGTTTTAATCGTAACCCCAAAAATTAAGCTACAAAAAACCGCCCCGGTGTTACCAGCACCAGGACGGCCCATATCTCCGAAGAGACAAATGTACATCGCAAATACATTGTATCATCTTCGGAGCAGCCATGCAAGCGGAACAAAAGTTCGCTGGCTGTTATTTTTGTACCCAAAAATCATATCCTATAGAGAGGTGATACAATGAACACACTTGAAAGAGACTGTATCTATTTAAGAAAGTCCCGTGCAGATCGGGAGGCCGAAGCACGCGGCGAGGAGGAAACCCTGGCCCGGCATGAAAGAATCCTGCTTGACCTTGCCAAACGCCGCGGCTGCCACATTGGAGCCATTTACCGGGAAGTAGTATCTGGTGAAACAATATCTGCCCGGCCGGTGATGCAGCGCCTCCTGCAGGAAGTGGAATCTGGTATGTGGGACGGTGTTCTTGTTGTGGAGGTGGAGCGTCTGGCCCGTGGTGATTCCATAGATCAGGGTGTTGTTGCCAGGGCGTTCCAGTATTCTGATACTAAGATCATAACCCCCACAAAAACATATAACCCGAACAATGAGTTTGACGAGGAATATTTTGAGTTCGGGCTGTTTATGTCCAGAAGGGAGTATAAGACCATAAAGCGCCGCCTCAATGCAGGCCGGGTATCGTCTGTACAGGAGGGCAAATATTGCGGTAACAAGCCTCCATACGGATACCGCAGGGTGAAACTGGAACACACAAAAGGTTACTCTCTTGAGCCTATCCCTGAGCAGGCAGAAATTGTAAAACTGATTTATAACTGGTATACATACGGGATAGATGGCGAGCGCATCGGCATGTGCAAGATAACCCGTAAGCTGATTGATATGGGTGTCCCATCTCTATCCGGGAAATCCTGGTCCTCGGCTACGGTAGCAAATATACTGGAAAATCCGGTCTATACCGGTAAGATAAGGTGGAACCGAAGGAAGGGCATGAATAAGATTGAGAATGGAAATGTGGTAAAATCACGTCCTCGTTGCAATGATTACATATTAACAGACGGTCTCCACGAGGCGATCATATCTCAGGAGATCTATGATCTTGCCCAGTATTACCGGGGCATGAATCCGCCCAGACCGATAGGTGCATCAAACACCGTAAAGAATCCTTTGTCCGGTATAATAAAATGCGGGAAATGCGGTCATAACATGGTCAGGCGGCCGTATAACAGCCGGAAACAGGAAGACACACTCCTCTGCTCTTACACTGGATGTAATAACGTGAGCAGCCGGCTGAGTCTGGTAGAAAAAGCCCTCATTGCCGGCCTTGCAGATCTAGTACAGAGTTATAAAATCAATGACTCGCTCAATGATACCAACGGAGTAGACATCATAGCCACAAAGGAAAAAGTCCTTTTGGATAAGCGCGCCGAGCTGGAGAATCTTAACACCCAGAAGAATAGGCAGTATGAACTACTGGAACAAGGTATATACACCACAGAGGTTTTCCTGGAGCGATCAGGCGCCACGGCAAAGCAGATAGATGACTGCGCCGCTGCCATAGAGCGCATTGCCGCAGATCTGGCACATGACCGGGAACTACTGGAACAAAAATTTAATTTTATCCCGAAATGCGAACACCTCTTATCCAATTACTGGGACTGGGACGCACCTACCCGGAACTCCGTGCTGAAGGAGCTGCTTGAAAGAGTTGACTACTTTAAAGATAACAAAAATGTCTTTAAGCGCGGAGATGAAATCACTTTCACCCTGGATATCTACCCCAAAATCCAATAGAAATACCATTGATAACCTCAATGTACCGACGAATGGGCACATTGAGGTTATCAATGGTTTAAAATTCATTTATTAGCAGCGGCCCATCCGTTCAACAGTCTTATTTTAATACCACTGTTCCATCGGCCCTGGTTCCAACAATGCTAATTTGCTCGCATTGTTTGCAACCGTCATCGTTACTTCGGCAATCGCTGATTTAAGGTTTTCATACTTACTTCTTTCTATGCGCTTGTTACAACCATCTATTAATACCTCCAGCGTTGCCATACCCTTTTTAAGATTAATAATCAATTTTTGCGCTTCATCATTGTCCATGATATTTACCACCTGCAACGTCTGCTGTTTTGCCGTTGTGACTAGACCTGTTATTTGATTACCCACCTTTATCTCATTCTGCGCTCGGAAATAGAAATCCACCAGATAATCATACACCTCCCACGCCTTGTCAGTGTTAAGGGACTTGGCGTGGAGGAGGGCACCTTTTTCTGTCCAGAGGTATAGGTGAGAAGTCCTATTTTTGACCACCTCGATTTTTTCTAGGTGGTTCTTAAATGCCTTTAATTCGTCCCCTGAAACGGATGTATAATGCTTTTATCTTTTTACCGACGCATAACCGGGCGCCGGTCCGGTGGTTCCTATTTGCATTTCCGGTCTTTGAGTAACACCACAATGATTCCTGTGCTAACAATAATCTGCACGACATCTAATATAATTTCTATGATTGCCATACTTGACAATGGGCAAAGAAAACGATATCCTTATTTTAAGGGAAGGGGCTTTCGCCCCCGCCCCCTAATCTAGCAGATGATTGATTAAATCAATCAGGGCTTGGATTAGATTAAGTGTTGCGGTAATGAGAAGGATGGTTGCGAGCCGTTTCTCATTGCCGCTTTTCTTTTTCTTTCCCATTGTTCTCACCTCCTTTCTATGATTACATTATAAACCATATTTGGTTTATTGTCAATAGATTTTTAAACTTTTTTTGGATTATTTTATTGACATTAAAACGAGGTAGTTTTACAATATAAGAAAAGGAGGTATTCTAAATGCTTGTTTATAAAATCAATGTTATTGACGCCTTGAAAGAATCAGGGTATAACAGCACGCGCATATTAAAAGAAAACATATTGAGCCAGTCTGCAATGCAAAAGTTAAGAAAGGGGGATATGGTCGGAATTAAAACACTTGAACAATTATGTGAATTACTGGATATGCAACCTGGAAATATTATCAAATATGTGGAAAGCGAAAATAAACCAAAATAAGTTTAATTAGTTTCTTGGTATTAAACTAAAAATAGTTTATAACTTTTTAAGATGATATTTTATTGACTAACTATGAGGCATGTGTTATTCTTTAATAAAGGAGGTCATGCCATATGTTAAAATACAAATTTAATGTGGGAGAAGCATTAGAACGTGCTGGCTTAAATATGTATAAAGCAAAAACCACAAAAGTTTTAAGTCAAAACACCCTTAAAAAGATAAAAAATGAAGATACAAGTATTTCTTTGGATTCTCTAAACAAGGTATGTACCATTTTAGATATGCAACCAAAAGATATCATCATGTATGTGGAAAATGAGGAGGAAAAGAAAAATCTTTTATCAAAGTTCTCTTCAAAAGCTTGATTATCACTTTTAAAAGCGATGAAATAAAGACAGTTAAAGAAGGGCAAGTGTCTTTAACAAATCAAATATGGAGGTCTTAAAATGTTAGATGAAAAAGATTTAAAATCAATTGCAGATTTACTTAACTCACAAACAAACATGATTCTATCTGAACTTGACAATGTCCAGACGCGGCTTACGGATAAGATAAATATGGTGGAATCAAACATGGAAGAAATCAAGCAATACTACAGAATCAACAAGCTTGAAAACGAAAACACGAGCCTGCTTTTGCAGATGATTAAAGACTTGCAAAAAGAAGTAGACGAATTAAAAAAGAAAATAGCTTAGAGAATACCAAGGGAGGGCGGGCTTGCCACCGCTCCCCCAGCAACTAAATTATAACAGCATAAAACTTGATTTTCAAGGCCCTGGTGATAAAACCTGGACCTTTTGTTTATTTGAGCGCACCGGAAGAATCTGTGTAGCACATCTTTCCTGACTTGTCCACATAGTAGACCTTTCCGTCGGTACGGACCAGGTTATCAGATACCATAGCACCATTGGCTTTGAGGTAATACCAATTCTTTTTCCATTCAATCCAGCCGGTTTTCATCCAGCCGCTGCCATCAAAGAAGAACCATACACCCCCAATCTTCTCCCAATCGTTTTTTACATATCCGCCGTCTGCATGGCGGTACCACCAGCGGCCATCGCGGACCTGTATCCAGTTATTCTTTTTCAGGTATGTATCTACGGCTACCCTTGTCTTCTCACCTGCGCATCCATCAGGATTCACACCCACAAGGCGCTGCACCCGGATAGTCTGTGTCTCTGTGTCCGGTCCAAACTCTCCGTCCACATGTACTCCACTGCCAAAGATGTTCAGTTTTTTCTGCCATTCTGTCACTTCTGCTCCGGTATCGCCTCTGGACAGCCAATCTTTAGTATCGCCGGATGGAGTATTGCCGGACATCGCACTTCCTGTAATACCGGAAACAATAGCATTCGCCATCTTTTCCGCAGTATATTTCCCGGCATCTTCTGCGCTGTCACAGAAACAACATTCCACCAGGAGCGCCGGACTTGCTGTATGCCGTAACACATAAAGGCTGGAGTTTGTCTTTACACCTCTTTTGGTGTATCCCAGCTCTCCTATTTTGTCTACAATCCTCTGGGCGTAAGGCTCTGCCGCCGTGCCCCAGTTATATATAAACACCTCTGTGCCGTGAGCCTGACCATTGTAACAATTAAAATGAATGGATACATCCAGATCAACTGCATGGGCATTACATTTTGCTACGATAGCTGCAAGGTTTCCGCTTACACTTCCGGAATTTTCATCTGTACAGTCATAGACTGTATGGCCTGCTGCCTGCAACTTACGAATCACCAGGTCTTTCACCTTCCGGTCTTCCGTTGTTTCAGAAAATACCCCAGCCGCTCCTGGAACCTTAAAGTTATGTCCTGCATGTACATTGATTCTCATTCCTTCTTCCTCACTTTCCACATTTAAAATATTCCGATGTATCTTCAAGATTTTTTCTCCGTATCCTTTACCTGCCGCCCACCCTGTGTGATTCGGATTTTCTTGTATTCCCAGCCACTCCACATATTCTGCCATTCCACGCTTCACGAAATGAAAACGCGGGTCTACACATCCCTGTTTAAGCGGTTGGTTACAAGCATAGGCTTTTAGGTGCTGGACCTGTGCGCGGATTCCCAATTGTGGGCTGGGAAAATTGTTACCTTTCTCTCCATTTTTCGTCACACCCATTCCGCAAAAATTATTCTGCCTCAGGCTGACTGCAGATCCGGCGAAGGTAAAATTTCCTGTCTCCAAACATGATTGCGCAAATGCTATATCTCCTTTTACTCCCTCTGCTTCACCCTCAGTCAGATATAGCGGTATCATATCCAGTACGGTCTGTTCTACACCTGGATTTTTACTCTTGATATATTTTTGCATCTGCTTCACGGATGCAGATGCCCTGCCCATTATCAATACGCCCATATTGCTCCTTTCATAAAAAGAGAGCGATTACTCGCCCTCTTCTCCTGGTCCATTTTCTGCTTTTTTCTTTCCGTCTTTATCAACCAAATTTCGCAGCATTTCATAAAGGCCCGTACTTGCCAAACCTGAAGTCATACCGCTTATAATCACCTCTGCATTAATGCCACTGCTCATGTTGATAAGTATTGCAATAATGGTGCCCATCGTAAGAGCGGCAAGTGGGATGTACCTATTTTTGATCCCCGGTATCGCGGTCTTAATCACATACCCCACCAGAAGGCAGATACCTAATATTACCGGATTGATATAATCCATCAAAAAATTTAAGTCCATGTTCATCTCTCCTTTTTCTCTAAAATAGTGATTCGTGTTTCGTGGTCATGCAGTTTATCATCCTGCTCTTCATTATGTTTCCACAGCCTTTCATGGGATTTGCTATTTCTGGCTGTCAGTTCATCCATTCCCTCATCCAGCATGTTTAACCGGTCAATTAACCGGGTGATTGATGTGTTTAGCTTCACTATTGGCGTCCCTATGGATATTGCAAAGGCTATAAGAGCGACAATAACGCCAAATACTTCCCATTCTGTCACATGTAAGTTCCTCGCTTTCATGATTTTTTGTATAAAAATAAGACCGCCACCGGTCTTGATCTGATTTCCATTCAAATCACCATCTTTCTGTGTGCAAAACTCCGCTTTAGGTGGAATGACACTACTTACGGGGCAAACCACAATAACGCCGGTTCCAAATGAACAAACATCAAAACATGTAACATTTAAGACGCCTTTTAAAAGCAAACCAGAAGTCTTCATAACTCCCAGATCATCTGTTGCTGGTAAAGTATTACTGGGAGTTGGAGTAATAGGTACAACAACAAATGGATTTGACATATATGTGCTAAGAACAAATGATACCGATACAGAAATATCATGGCTTGCAATAGGAAAGATGTAGGATTACTTAGGCCCAACAGCAAGCCACATTATATTAGTTTCAGTATTATTATTTCTGGTTATATATACGTCACAACCAGATGATTCTACATTTACTGCGCTCACGCCTTGTATAGCTGTTCCGGGGACTGCGCTGGATGGAGTCAACATGACTACCGGAGCACTTTTGAATTTTTTTGGAAACGTTAAATGTTGAGATGTCGGTTCATTTGGCTTTGGGGTAATCGGTATTTTCCCTGTCTGAATCATAAAGCCCCCTAAAGCGGAGTTTAGCACATCTATCGTAATCTTCTCTAAGATCTCTTCATTTTGCATTTTTAGACACGACAAATAAGCCTGCGCTATCGCAGACTTTAAAACAGCCGGTTCCTTATTTATGCAGCATATTTCTCATGAGAATTTTTAACATTACGCTGATTTGTATATACATATACCTGTGTTGTCCGGATATCTTCGTGCCCGAGAATGGCTTGGACATCCTGTAATGACGCTCCCCGGTCAATCATATTTGTCGCCAACGTACGCCTAAATCTATGAGGATGTACATTTTCAACCCCCGCCCTCAATCCTATCCTCTTTAAGGCCGTTTCCACCCCGTTTTTTGTTAATCTTCCACCACTGCGGCCTATAAATAAGGCTGGACTTTCATCCTGTCTGCCACTTAAATACAGCCGTAAATACATTACGGCCACCTCTGTTAAGTATACTGTCCTTTCCTTATCGCCCTTTCCCACTACATTCAACTCTCTTTTTTCCAGATCCAGGCTATTACGATTGATTGATATAGCCTCTGACACACGACATCCTGTGGAATACAGAAATCCCACAAGTGCCAAATCCCGGTAATTCTCACAAGCGGACTTTAGTTTTTCCAGTTCTTCCTGTGAGAATGCCTTCTTCATGACTTTCCTGTACTTGATTGATTTCAGCCCTCTGCAAGGATTCCGCTGGATAAATTCTTCATCTGTCAGCCATGTGAAGAAAGTTGATAGACATTTCCGGATATTATCCAGCGTCCGGTTTCTGACTTTTCTCCTTTCTTTATAAGCTGACAGGTAAAATCTCAGGTCGAATGTGGTTATTTCTGGCAACAACTTTCCCACATTATGCAAAAACATAGTGAGCTGTTGCCTATAATATTCAATCGTCGACTCTGCTTTCCCTTCAATTCTCTTTGTGGCCAAAAATTTCCGCAGCAATCCCTCTGCCGTGCCATCCCGGATCACCATTTCTGTTGTTCGTTCTTGTACCTCATACTTTTCAAGCTCTGCGCACAGTGCTGATTCAAGCCCAGCAAGAGCTGTTTCCGGTATAATCCCGGCCACGGCCTGCAGTACATTTTCTAATATCTCCATCCTTGCGTCCATAAAACGCCTCCTTTCCGGTATCATTGTACCAGACAGGAGGCGTGTGCAAAACTCCGCTTTGGGAGGCTTTATGATACAGGCAGGAAGGATAAATATAACTCCTAAGGCTAATATGCCAACAACAAAGCATTTAACTTTTCCAAAGCCATTTAAAGAACAAGCGATAGTTTCATTGACCCCTGTCTCAGGTGTACCCGGCCAAAAAGTTCTTGGTGTGGGTACACTAAACAACACCAGTGAGGGTTGTGATGTTGTTTTGACCAGAACAGAAACTACAGAAACGGTAGTCGCTTGGATAGCAATAGGACCAGCAAAATAGACATTGGTTACATCGGGCCAATAGCAACCCATGTTAGTATGGTTTCTGTACTGTTTGTTCTTTTGACATAGGCGTCGAATCCATCTTTTGTATTGTTGTCAGTACCCACGCCCTGTACTGTAGTACCTGGAACGGATGTTATAGGGGTAAGTATTACATCCGCCTTATCTTTAAAAGGCTTAGGAAATGTTACACGCTTCATTGTCGGTTCGTTGGGTTTTGGCGTAATAGTCACTCTGCCCGACTGAATTGCTCTTCCTCCCAAAGCGGAGTTTAGCACCTCTTCCACCGTGGTTTCTGTGCCGTCACTTTTTTTGTGCTTTGTCTGGGCACTGTCTGTCTCAAAGTGATAAGTGTCCCAATCTGTCCCATTATTAATCTTAAACTGTGATTTTTTTATTGCTGCCATAATATATCTCCCTTCAAATTTTGATCCATACTTCACCCTTTGCGGGGGTACTTGGCGCTGTTGTTGCCGCCGTTATCTTGGTTCCATTTCCATCTGTTATCTTCTGATCTATCTGAGCCTTGGTATATGTTCCCACATCCGCAGCCGATGGCTTATCACCAGCATGATAGACTTTGTACCCATTGTATATAAACTCCTTACCGAATATCTTCATGCTGGTCCTCCTAACCGGTCACGGTCACCCTGTATTTACCAGAGGCCGGAGCCGTGGCAAACAGCAGTGTGACTACATTTACACCAGTCACCTGCACGTCGCACAAAACGACATTGTAAGGGCTTGCTTTTTCCCTCACAGTCACGGTGACATCCTGCGTATTGAGGTTATGAGTTATGGCGGCTGAAGCACTGGCAGGCACATCTGCGCTGTACTTTTTCGGGCGTGCATTCCATGCTGCTTTTTCTGTATCGGTTACAAAACGGTGCGTAGCATCGGGAGTAATCATACTTGCTGCATGTGTAGATGGATGCGTATATACCACTGACTCAGATCCATTGATTTTTATGTTTCCGTTTGTTCCTGACTTTTCTACTTTGGTAGCATCTGTCCGGGCGTGTGCACTCTGGCTGTGATCGTATGCAACCTTTCCGCGATCGCCTCGATATGCTGTTGAGGCCGTTTCACCGAGAGCGATTGTATCTGAGATAACCACAAATGCACTTCCTGACCAGCGGTATGTCTTATTTGTCGGAAGATCCACATAGATTTTTCCGGTCTCACCTGTGATCTCTGTGGTATGCGTATCCTCCTTGTAAAACTTGCTGCTGTAGTAATACCCTTCCAGCACGTCATCCACAAAAGAGGGCAACTGCGCAGCCGGAACCTTACCTGTGCTATCCAGCTCTGCAAGGCCGTTTGCGGCTCCTTTTAAGGATGTGTTAAGCTTTGAATTTAAAGCGGCCTGCTGTGCTGTGGATACAGGTTTATTTGCATCTGACGTGTTATCTACATTCCCCAGTCCGATTTGAGATTTTGTAACACCATGTGGGTTTGACTTATTCGCAATATGCGCGATCAGGTCTGTGACGGCCTTTGATACCTTGCCAAATGCCACTGATAACTTCTCACCAGACGCCAACTTTGCAAGAGTAGACGCCTCTGTATAAGTTGGCGTCTGGTCATTCGTGGCAACATTGGGCACGTTTCCGAGTCCAACATCTGACTTTGTGGTGCCATGTGGATTTGTACCACTACCGGGATGAACATATTTGTTTGCTCCTTCAGCAATACCGTCCAGCTTCTTTTTATCCGCGGCAGATTCCAAACCCGCGGCTGACTGTGTTGCAACCGGTATCGGGTCGCTCCCCCCGGTCATATGCTCTGAAGCGTGTATCGGGTATGGCTCCACATTAATCAGCTCGACGTATTCCGCAAGGACAGTATCGCCTGCAGTCACTCCGGTTTTGAGTGTAAATACTGTCTGTGACGTCTCTGTCACAATCTCATTGCTGACTTTTGCCCCATTTAAAAAGACAGCCAGCGCACCGATTCCCGGTCGATATTTTCCGCCGGTCAGGGTGAAGGCCGTCTGTCCTGCTGTAGCTGTAAATCTCTGCTGTTTTACGATATAGCTCGTGGGGTTATCATTTGCGCTGAGTACACCATCTGTTGTGATACTCAGGTTAGTCCCTACTTTAATTCCACCCAGCACTGTAGCGCTTGCAACAGGAGGTGTAAAAGTAGACGGCTTCCCGTTTACACCCGACCACGGAACACTATCGGCAGCGGCAGCACTTTTGGCTTTAGCATTAATTCCAAGGTACACACTGTCATGGTTATGTGCTGCCGGTGGGAATGTAGATGGTTTTTCAGTCACATTTCCCCATGTAATCGTATCCTGCCCGCCAACCTGTAGCCAGGTATTTGCGGCTTTGTCCAACCAAATCTTTTTTGTATCCGTGGCAATATACAGTGCTTTACTCCCTGATGCAGTACCTTTATCTGCATCCAGACCTACAGTTATATTTGTGGGTGTAAACCCAAGCTTTTCCACAATCTTAGCCTTTGTCAGCTCATTAAGGATTGTTGCCGCCGATTTGTTTTCGACGTTTCCAAGTCCCAGGTCCGTTTTAGTAGTACCATGTGGATTTGTGCCACTACCCGGATGAGCATAAACCTGTGTCTCAGATCCGTTGATTTTTATATTTCCGTTTGTTGTAGATTTTTCTACTTTTGTCGCCCCTGCTGTGATTCCATCCAGCTTTGATTTAAGAGCTGAAGTAAATGTCTCGCCAGTGTAGGTGTATATGATATTTTTCCAGGCGCCGTTTACATACACATAGACCACATGGTCTGTTGTGTTACAGTATATCTGACCCTCTACAGGGCTGTCTGGCGCAGTAGCAAGATTCTGTATTCTCGCATTCTGCAGTTCATTCTTACCCAAATTCAAATTAGTTAATAAATCCATTTTTCCTCCTAATTGAGATACGCTTTTCCTGCAAAACCGGCGGTAAATGTTGCTGTGAGGTTGTTACGGTCAATATAACGGATATCACCTACGACTACGGAGCCAGCGCTGTCTACCACGGTAACACTGGGATACTTATTAAGGTTGTGCGCAATCTGCCACACGGCTTGAGCTGATATCTGTGTATGTGTGTATGTGACGCTCATGCCGTCTTTGCCGTCCTGCCCATCTTTACCGGCAGGTCCCTGCAGATCCGTATATTTATAGGCTCCTTCATCTTCACGTTTTACACCAAGTTTTGTGCCGTCCCAGCGGTACTGTATACTATACCCCTGCGGCCCCTGCTTTCCTTCAGGACCAGGTATACTCTCGTTTTTCGCAGTGTCTCCGCTGACGGCATTAACTTTCTCTATGATGGATTTCGTAGCGGTGCCGAAGGTTGGCTCAACTACATACCCGTCCGAATCAAGTGTTTCCATGACTTCCGTGATCCGCTCATGCAGTAAAAGGGACCACTCTGCATCCTTCGTTGTGACCACATCACCAAGGTTCCACTTTTTTTGATACAGAGCTGCATCGGCCTCGCAGGTATAAGAGGATATTTTCTCACATTCTGCCAGCTTTACCCTGCCTCGGTCCGGTAGGTTCGCTTCATCTTCTACGTCCCGGGCATCCACAAACAACTCGTACCGGTCAAGACCGGTTTTCTCATTTCCAATGATTTTAATGACTCGCTTTGCTCCGTCTCCCTGTCCTCCAGTGTAAGCACAGTTTTTGTATTCGCTGCTATCCCGAATGTACTCACGATTTTCAATATTATCGTAGTTGACATTAAAGATCATAGGCGGGCGGTCAGTTTGATTCACTGTCCGGTCCACACCTTCTAATACCTCAAATACAAATTGCTTATTCTGTGGGTCCAACGATACACAGATACCAAGTCCCGAGGCGCTACATAACTCCTCCAGGCAGTCAGTAAGTACGTCATACCTTGTTTGGTATGTCAGCCGATCACCCCTGCCGGCGCTTTGCTTTATCACAAGCTTAGGGATTTTTCTTTTACTGTCCGCCGGGGAAACTGCATTTGTGTTAACCAAAGCAGTCATGATATCTTCTGCCGCGGCCTTGTTAAATTCATGATGCGCTTTCCCCTTTGGCGGGACTGTTATCCTCTGCGTGAGCATATGGAGCAGAGAGAACCCTTTGAGTTCCACAGATCCTCCCTCTTCGTCATCCGCCCCGATGTACTTTATAATCCCTGTTTTCCTGGCGTCATTGTCAAGCATGATGATATTCCCATCCTGAAATAACCGGTCATACATAACAGAGGAATGGATTTCAAAATCTCCATAACTTTTCCATTTGCTGACATGGATCAGGGCCGTGTAGTCTGTGATCTCTCCGATAAAATTGATATCGGGGTCAAAAAACCGTATATTTATCCGCTTATCCATATGGCTCCTGTCACCGCCCCTCCAGGCTCCGTAGCCTGTGCAAAAATGTTACGCCAACCGGTTCCCTGCACGTTTTTAAACCACGCCTGGAACTGCCTATCAAATTCTTCTACCATTTCTTTGTATCCGGCCAAATTCTTTGGTCTGATTTCACCACATACCGCAGTATTGAATCTCTCATCAGTTATGGATATCTGACCGGTCACAGGGACATCAATACGATACAGGGATAGTTCATATCGCGACGCATCTCTCGTGAGTGCCGGTACTGTGGGTGTACTGCCGGCAGTACCGGCTTTGAGCACGGCCTGTATTATTTTACTCTCATAATCCAAACGCAGCACAAGACGATAAATCACTTTGTAGGTGCTATTACGAGTGATCGGTATGGTCTTGTTGCTGTCGTTGTAATAAAAAAAGCCCTGCATAATAGCAAAACCGGGCGTTAAAATCACTGATTCGCCGCTTAGTGAGGCTGACAAAGTAAGGCTGCCGTTACTCCCTCTACTTAAGCCATCCTCATATATATTTTTGAAATACCGATTGAACTCGTCCTGTCCGTACTCAGTATCTCCATTAAAAAAACCATAGCTTTCCATGTATTCCTCCTATACTCCCAGATACCTTTTTTTGTACCGGATTATGACACTTTGCGGATTCAAGTCGTTCTGGGTGCTATACTGCAGCAAGTTGTCTCCCAACTGCAGGGAGAAGAAGGTTGAACCCAGGTCGATATAATCAAACGCATCCTCCCGGATACCGTTTCTTTCAATCTCCACAATCTTATTTCTGAATGCCGTGTTGATAAACAGTACATCATCACTGGTAAGGGTCCGGTTTACCTGAACATATTCTCCCGTGGTCAGGTTTGTCACCCGGGGATTCTCTGCAGGACCGTGAAATTCTACCTCTATGGGCGTTTCTACATGTCCATCATTTACAATATTCACCTCGGGATCTCCGCGTCGTTTCATGTGGAATGGGAGCTTGAATTTCCACTTCCAGCCATCCACCCACGTACTGATCGCCTCCATTAAGTGATATGGGGTCTGGAAATCAGGATCTACGCAGACAAGTTCAAGCAGGCAAGAAATAGGTTCAAACACATTCTGACTGCTGAATTTCAGCTTTTGGACTTCATACTCTATGGCTCTCTCTGTTCCCATAAAATCAACAGTTAGCTTACCGCTGCTGTAGGGGGAGAAAAAGCCGATCAGCTTTTGTCTTACTTCCGGAATGTCTTCATATCCGAGATAGTCAAATTCTATGTCTATCGGCCTTTTGAGTATTTTCATCCGTCTTTTACGTTCTCCCGCATAACCAACGTTTTCCTCCGTCAACAGGTCGTAATCCGTTGATTCCAGCCCCTCATATGCTGTCACAGAAAAAGAGGAGTCGTCTAAGACAAGCTCCTCTTCCCCTTTCCGGAATGTAAATATTATCTTTCTTGTCATCCAAATGCCAGCTCCCTTCCTACTTTCCGCAGTTCTCTTGCCATTTCTACATGCGATTTCACAGGCTGATATATATTCACCGTCTGCTCTACCTTTGCCGGTTCCTGCGGTTCCGGTGCTGTTACCGTGGCGATATACCTATTCGCCAGATGATTTCCAGCAATCCGGCTTAGATTATTGTCAAAATCTCCTCGCATTTTCGCAAGTAAGGAATTTGGGTCAAAGGTCAATTTATCAGACAACCGGTCAACAGCTTTTTCAACGCCTCTTGTATTTTCCTGGATACCTACTTCAAGTCCTTTGTCATACCAGCGTCCTATTGCTCGCATAACCCTGGACGGTGATGCCACTTTAAGGTTTCTCTGTGCGGCTGCTACAGCTTGATTTGCAA